ACCTGTACAACTACTCTCCTGTTTTAATGGTGTATTATACTTAAACTATAGATCAGAAATATCATCTCCACCATAGAATCTACCTCCAAACGTCTGTATATCAAATACCTTAGGCATAGTAGCTTCTGTATTCACAACGTATTGTAGCTTAGGTAACGCTTGATTAGTGTCGCCAAACAATGTAACGTTAGGTTGCTGTACATTATGCAAATGTAATTGATTAGTAGTAGCACTTATCATATCCTCAAACACATCTGTATGGAACAGAGGAGTATAAGTATATATAGAAGTAAATGCTTCTATTTGTTCACTATATACTATAGAACCACCGTTTACTACACTAGACACCACCTCTTTATTCTTATTGTCATAGAACATACAAGGTCTATCAACCTCTCCATGTTGGTTGATGTAATTACGCAAGCCCTTAATAGTTGTCAAAGGTACAATTGTTTCACCATAAGCAAGTATCTCCTTCTCGTGACCATCCCAGAAGTATAGATTGTGATTAGACTGTGTAGAGACAAACTGATTAGGCTTCATACCATATACAGTAGATATATAGTCGAAACGTTGAAGTATACCTCCATTGCCCAAGATAATCTGGTTGTTATTAGTATCTGTCAAAGCTGTACGCTCATTAGAACTTACAACACCAAATGCTCTATCTTGCCAGTATAAGAGTCTGTCTTTAAACAGCTTCATGTATGTAATCTCACCAAAACGAGAGTCTACATCTAAGAAGTTCATCGCTTTAAAAGTAAGCCAGCTATCGATAGTCTCTCCGTTTGTCTTAAGTTCAGAGTTATGAATGCGTGTATCCCAGTTGAAATTACTTACTTCGTTGTATACAGCTGTACTATATGTCATTACATTCGGCGTTTGATTGTACGCCGTATTGTACATATAAGACTCTTTATCCTGTGTATAGCCGTCAAATGAAGCGGGTTTATCTTGTATATAATATGAATTATTGCCCGACGAATCATATTGATGTCCATATGCCGTATGTAAATCTATATCAGATTCCAATGGTACACTGTATACAGTAGCCATTTTGGTTATTCCAGTTGTATATGTACCATCCTTCCATATATGAGAAGCGTTGTACTTAAACAATCCTATATAAGCATCTCCACCATCTACTGTTATTTCTCCAGTAGTTGTGCCAAAATAACCACCACTAACATACGTACTACTATCTATAGCATACTTGCTATATCCTCCATATGGTACAACGTCTTTTACAAGATTTGCTATGTGTATAGGAGTAAACGGCACTTCTTGTCCATCAACTATATCGTTTAAACATAATTGGTTTTCCATCTCTCCATATACGTTCGGGAGAAGTGCATTACCAAATTTCAAACTACTGTTTAATTTAAACAATATACATTTACCACCAGTACCTAATGGCTAGAAAAATTTAGACTGTGCTTTTAGATGATTACTAAAAGATCCAGAATCGAGAGAAACCGGATGTGTACCAGTATTTCCATCGGAATCAGTTGCTAAAGCCAACTCACCATTCTTGCTAAAATCCAACCCTGTCATAATCAACGGAGCAGACCAGTTTACAAAACTGTATGTACCGATTGCAGTAACATCGTCTGCAAATCGAATAGTATCGCCGTTTGCAAACTTATTCCATTCTGGAACATCAGGATAAGCTACTGATGATATACTAGGATATGTAGGAACTATTTCTGACTAAGTATTTTTAGAATAAGGCTTTATATAATTGAAAGATAAATATTCAGGAAACACATCATAGTCTTCCTATATTATTATGTTTTTCTTAAGCCAAGATCCGTCTCTTAGTCTGTTTACACCAATAGTATTATCTCCATCAGCATATACAGCTACATCTGTTACTACATCTATATCAGACTGTAAGAATGTGTAATTATTAGTACTTGACCCAATAGAAGCTGTATGGTGTATTCCGTTCCTGTATCTAAACGGATATATATTGTTGTTACCTTCTTTTGCAGAAGATGTATAACTCAGTCGAGTAAGAGAAGGAGGAGTATTAGAAGAATTTATAGAGCTAGTAATACCATTCTATGAGTTCTAGTCTTGCTATACTTCTCTTATTACAGTATCTCCTTTTGTAGTATATACAAACGCGTGTTCTAGTTTAATCTAGTTTTTATAAGTATCTAGGATGTTCTTTATATCGTCTGATTGATATGCGTACTCCGGAGATGCAAATTGTACAACATCTTGTACACTTGATGCAATAGTTCCTCTATAAGCACTTCCGTTTGTATCGCTCTAATCTACGGTATCTGTAACACTTACGCCAGCCTTAGTAATACGGCCATCTGTAAACTTATATGTAAGACCATAGTTGTTTTCTAGTTTAGCCTCCCAAGGATGCCAGTTACCGAGTGAATCCAATACTTGAATTTGGCCTGTCTGTCCACTAGACTCATAATGAACTACATTATTGCTGGTTGTTATATTATCAGCAACCATATCTTGCATAGTCATAAGACCTGTTGGGCACAAATAGTTCGTAAAGTTAAAATGGTTATTCTTACACTCTTGGAATCTATATGGTCTACCTACAATACCCTGCATTAATACATGTCTATCAGATATAGTTCTAGGACACTGTACTATCTAGTATCCTGTACAACCATCAGGGAGATTTTTCACATCAAATTTAATAGTACACCTCTCCATCTCATATGCGCCGTTGTTTATTGTTGCAACAGGACACGGTGGTATACGTATGTCGGCAATCCACTTGACAGATGTTGCTTTTCCTTTATCGTTGTACAATATTATACCAAAACGATATGTTTCATCATGTTTATATGTATTTGAAGCTCCTGTAACAGTTCCATTATCGTTTACAATAACTGTCTCTTGTATAAGCCTCCAGTCTATATTCGTACCATATCCACCAATGGTATCATCTGGCTCTCGAGTATTTTCATTATCTTGGTTATTTATGTCGTTTCCTATATACCACCACGACGGATCGTACGTATAAGAAACTGCATCTGTGAATTGATGATGACACAATTCATTGGTAACAGGGTCATAATAATTACCACTACTGAATGATCTTGCATCCCAATCTTCAAAATCTTTATCGGCATCATCTTGCGCATATGTCAAATTAGCAGCAAACAACGTATCTCCTTTACTTTCTATAATCTTAGGTTTTATATAGAAAGAATTGTACGACAGAAACTCACTTACTCCAAGTTGTTCCAAATTCTATCCTCTATCTATAAATACAAAATGACTTTGTCCATCTATACGCTTTTCACATATTTTATGTATAGTAGGAGCCTGTCCATTCTGCATGTAGTTTATTCTAAATATCTAAATAGAATCTAGATTTGTTATAGAGGGTGTGTCTATTGTTATTTTAACTGACTTATTTGTTGTCTCACTATAAGAATAACCTTTTCCGTCATCTTTAAGTAGCTATAATGTCTTGCTTAAAGGAGCAAGTGTTGTAACAGCACCACCAGTCTTAAATAATCTATATGAATATTGAACTTTTGCAGGTTTTAATAATCCAGACTACGACGATATTTCTACTCGCGGACTCTCTAACAATATGTCTTGATATCCACTAATAGTTATAAAATTTGTAGGAGCTCTAAAATTAGGATCGTCCCACTCGTCTTTCCATGCTATCTATATAGACATTATACCATGGTCGCCTGTATTATCTACAAAGTAAAACTTTATATTATTATCAGACTCCCATCGCAGCACTCCACATATAGCAGGCTATTCTCCATCATTCCACAGATGTTTTGAGCACGGTCCAAAAATTTGAGTAAAGTCAGAACCTTTGTTCTTACTAACGTATATAGACCACTTATTGTCGTTTTTAGTTATAACAACAACATACTCTCTTATAGAATTCAAGTATATTATTTCTCCTTCAAACTCACCTCCTCTTGTAGTAGTACCATCTACTAGTCTAAGCTCTCCGCTGTTACTGTCAGTATTAGTAACAAGTCTTAAGTTCTCTGCATATCTATACTGACTACTATCAAGCAATGAATCGGACAGGTCAGTATTCATACCTTTCAAGAACGTATTGACTTGCTGATTCTTATTAATATCCATGATAATAGTCGTTGTAAGTTATCTGTTCTTTATTTATGTCTTTAAAGAATGTGTCATCAGCCTCATAGTCTGGGATAAGCTTATGCCAATCATTCTTTATATTCTTCATATCATCTGCTGTAGGCATCATAGCTTCTGCATAAGCTTGGTTTCTATAGAAGTTCCATTGCTGTTGAATGTAGAAGTATGTGTCCTTAGAGAACTTGGCTGCGTATTTAGAGCTTGCACCACTAAGTGTACCAGACATAAACTTAGGGAATGCTAGTTTCATTACTACATACCAGTATACAGCTTCTTGATACGATGATAAATCTGGGATCAAAGGATACCCTCTCTCATCTGTTGCTATAGCTTTATATGCAAACTTAATGTATCCTTTATCCTTGTTTGTTACTATCCAGCCTGGTTTAATGAAGTATTCAGGCTTCTAGTGTAATACGTCATCACCAACCATTCTCTCTACATACTTCATCGTATTGATAGTGTAGAATTGTGATTGTGATGTAAAGTTCTTATGTGGGACTGGTTGTGGCTTCTCAAGCGTTATAACGTCCTCTATGGCCTTATTTTCAAAGTCGTGGTCAATTAGTCCGGTATGTGTAAACGAAGGCCTCTACGGGCGTTTCTGTGCCTTAAACAGGGCTGTACTCTTGACCATAGGAATCCAAGGCCCATCTTCTTTATTAGAATAAGCTAGACCATCTAATGCAACAAGGTCTGCTGGGATGGGCACTTGATTGTCCTAGATTGAAAATATTGGGGTGCCATCTACCCCAGATTCTTTACTGATATACTACATCGGCGCACCAATCTTGTCTATGGCTTCGAATATCCATTCCCTGATGTCTGAGGTCCTATGCCTTACTTCAGTAGAATCTAAATCAGCCATAATCTTAGCCATGACTGATTCACACTTTATATAATTGTATATCATTTATATCCAAATAGTCTTGTTTGTTAAATATGAGCTACGCTAGTCTACGCTTGTTCTGTCTTACGAAACATAGTTGGTATTTATATCTGTCTGGGAATGTGCGAGGTATTTTAGACCAGTATAATCTATACTTATACCCATTCGAATGTTCATTCAAATGATATATTCGTTTGTCATATTCTCGACTAGCTTTATAATCTACAGATAGGGACTTACCATTAAGCGCTTTAGGGAGATACTTCCCAACTTGCATAAAACCTAGCCCATAAGGCATTTTAAAGCCGTCTGAGCCGTTTAATACCGCGTCTAGTATAATTCTGCACATTTCATCTAATATGCGCTTATAAAGCCCGTAATCCACCTCTATTGGCAACGTACGGTACAAGTCCCTAAATGTTATAGATTGTTTATTCTTCATCGTCTTGTGGACCGTGCGGTTTTACGCTAGCAAGAGTAGCATTGTTGCTATCATCACTAGGTCTGTTAAGCATGAACGCCAGTTCATTTTTCATTATAAGTTCTTTAATAGGGGGTACCATCCATCCAGGAATCATAACATCATCCTCGTCTGGTGCATTAGGATCATCTCCATCCGGTATATCTAAATCGTTTTCTCTCAGATATAGGACGTAGATATACTTAAGAGCGTTCTAATCTACAAGCCCCTGTATATAAACATGACCGTCATTATTGTAATAACCGGTCATTTCTCCAAACGTATACTTTCTCCAGTAAGAATAATGTCTACGTACATGATTCATATACTGTATGTTCTCTCCAAGCTGGTCGTGTATGGCCAGAACATTGTTTTCGTTGTTGTTTAGAACATTATCCAGTGTATCAACAGTACGCTTCATATACGTAGGAACCCCATCCTCTTGAGATTCTACATCTTCAAGCATCAGGGGTCCCACTTCTACACGAGAGACGAACTCGTTATCCTCAGCTGTGTCATCATCCAACTAACCTGATTTACGCATAACCTTACGCTTATCTAGCTCTTCTTTCCAAAGTCTTGCTGCGTATTGCTTGATCCAGGCGTGGATGTGTGCTCTTGAAAAGTCTTCACTCTCGCTTATGTTATTATTTCTTACCATGAGAAGAATATCATCTGTAATAGTCTTGAGTGAAATCTTCGCCATGTTATTTCGTTGTTACTTCGACTACTCTTACTGAGTCAGTCTTAATAATATCATTAGTGTTTTCTATTATATACTTAGTAGTCTTAAGTTTCTTAAAATCTAAAGTAAACAATCTCTTTAAGAAGCTCTTCTTGTTCTTATAATGTTTATCTGTATATACGTACAAGTACTAAGTATTCTTGACATCTAATCCTATACTTACTGTATCCTTCCCTATTGTATAAGATACTGTAGTTAAATCATTAAACTATATACTATCTTTGTATATACTATCTTTAAGTATAGTTATAATGTCTTTTTCTATCTCTTTACTACCTATAACGTTTATAGCCTATGTTTGCGTTGCAGCGGTCTAAACGTGCTTAGGTTTAATCTTTAATCTCTCGCGTACACTATCTAGCTGGTGTACAAGCTTATCATTATACTGTTGTAACTCATCTACATTCAGCCTTAAAACATTATTGGCCTACTAGGACCCCGCTAAGGAGCCCTAATAGGCCTCAATGTTGTTCTAAGCCATTTCTAGGCTTTCTGACAGCTTTTTATTCTGGCAGCTTAGAGTTATTCCCCAAGCCAATAAAAACGCCACAAAGAGGCCGCAAATGGCCTTAATTAGCTTCTTTCGATGGGTTACTATCCACTTTAGTATTCCCATTCCTTACTACTATCGATTTTAATTCGCTGTATTTACCGTTCCAATACATAGTAACTCCAAAGATGCTGGCCGCGTAGATCAGCGTCTGAGCTACATAACCAAGCATGCCGTTTGTAATATCGCCTGAATCAAAATACTGGAAGTAAGTCAAAACGATGCCGCTAACTAGCGAGGCTACAGCAGTCGTATATTGTGTTATCTCTTTCCAGCTTTTCATAATCAATCTCCTTCATACCAACCGACAACGCCTCCAAGATCTACAGAAACTGAATTGTCGTCAGTTCTACCAAGAGAAAGAACTCCATTGGATACAGAAGCAGAGTTTACATATATATCGTTGTATATAACATCAGGTATATCAGGAGTATCTGGCGTATCAGGAGTTGGAGTATCTTCATTATTTCCAGGAACAATAGTTACTCCTGTGTCAATAACGTTATCCTCCTATGATTGTCCACCTGTTGACTGGTTGTCATCAGTAGTTTCACCAGTGGCTCCCGAACTCTTAACGATCTCAAATATATTTGGTATGTCTTTACTAACTGTTTTTGTATTATCTGTATATCCAGGAACATAAAGCTTTACTACAAGTATCAATGTGTATACTCCAGCATACAATTGTTGATCTGCTGGGAAGTCTACCAATATTGTATTAGGATACTGTGTATTATAACAAGCTGCTTTATATTGAATACTCTGAGACAGCTGCTTAAGCTCTTTCAACCCTTTATAAGGTTCTGTACCAAACCCACTATATACACACCCTGCGTTTGTTGGATAAGCATTCCATGTAGGTTTGCCACATCCACACAAACACCAAGGAGTAGTGTCATAGTCGTGTGAGAATGGTTCTTTTGGAAAACGACCAATAAATCTTGAACGGTTTTCGGCCTTCTTTTTATATTCGGCAAGTCTAGTAGTGTTGATAAGATAAGCACTTACTTGTCTTACGTTATTAGAACCAGCTGGTAAATCCAACTGTGTATTAAGATCTACAGCAAGACGAATGTCATTTCCTATTCTTATTTTCTTCATAATGCTGTATTTATGAAAAAAGCTAGAGATGGGGCTTAGCCCTACCCCTAGCTTAGATCAGTTAATATTAATCGACGATCTCGTCTTGCTGAGTACCTGCAACAAATGCATCAAGAACAGCCTTGATCTCAGTAGCAGCAACAGCGTATACCTCGAGAACCTGCTTGGTCTTGCGCTGAATGTCGTCAGCAGCACGATACATGTTCTCGAACTCGAGAGTCAGAGCATTGTAATGCTTGTCAAGCTGAGTCTCCATGTCAGGCTTGATGATAGGCCATGTGCCCTCACCACGGTTCAGGATACCCAGGTAACCCATAGCCCAAGCCTCGCGGTCGCGAACGAGCTTAGCAGAAGCCTTGAACTGTGAACCAGGAACCTTAACCATCTCTACGCCCTGTGGGAAGAACTTGTTCTTAGACTCCCAACCATCTGCCTGAGGATCAGTCCAGTAGATGTTAGCATTGAAACGTACTTTGTTGGCAACGTTCAGTGTGTCTACTGCATTGTCATCATCGTAAGGCATAGCTGTCAGGATGATGGTGTTGGCACCATTCTCAGAACCAGCAGCTGTAGCAGCAATTGTATCTGGGTCACCAGCGTTAGTGCCTGCGCTAGCAGTACCAAGAGAAGCTACGATGCGAGCACGCTTCCACTCCTTGTTGATCATGTTAACAATACCTCTTACGATGCTATTAACAGTATCACCAGCCTTGGTTACATACTCATAGCTCTCAGTCCACTTACGGAAGCGATGAGGCATATCCTTGTAAGTCAGCTTAACAATGATACGCTTGCCACCCTTAGCGTACTCAGCGAGTACAGCAGAGCTAAGACTACGGAAGTTGATCTTTACAGCATCCTCTGTATCAGCAGCATAAGCTGAATAGTTATAGCTCTTAATATCAGCACCCTTAATCTGGTTAGTCCACTTGATGATTGGCTCCTGTACAGAAGTACCATCTGGCTTACGCAGAGTCATAGACTTGTTAGTAATATAACCAACCTTGATTGTCTGAATAGAACCTGCGTTAGAAGCGCTTACGTCATACAGCTTGTTAGAAGCGATGTTAGGATCGCAGTTCATGATGATGAACTTACCAGCATCTGATGTCGATGGCTTGTAGCCGTTACCTGCAGCAGGTACGAAAAGTGTGTCGCCAGCGGCAGAATAAGTCTTGTTGCTAACGAGCACGGTTGTTACGTAATTTAACATAATTAATTAATTTTATTCTACTCCCCCTATATTTCAACGTCTAGACCTAACTAGCTGGGGTTTCCACGTTTAAAATTCTTGTTATTCTTGGGTTAGAACTTCATTAGTAAGTGTTCTATATCTTGGATCTGACTGATTCTCAATATACATTTGAGCAGCTACCTTGACGATCTCTAACCATATATGATCTTCGAAGTCCTCATAATTCTTATAAGGATCTTCACTTTTTAATTCATCGGGAGTCTTTAAGAAACCCAACGTATAGGAATTTATTTTATACTTCTTATCAGTAAGCAGCTTAAATCCATGGCTTGTTCTGATTCGAAGTGGGCGAGCGGTGTGAAAACGATAATGAAAGTCTGTAAGCTTATTTCTTACTCTGTACATGAAACTGTCAGCAGTACATTCAAATATGCTTGTGTCTGTTGCGTTGTCATCGTTTAGATCAGATATAACTACATCTTCGTTTAATACGAACATCATGTTCTTAGGATATAAGCATTCGTATTCATCGTACAAAGGTTGGTTTGAATTAAATCCTATGAATAATACACGATTATCCACTGGATCTACATTTGATCTACGCCACACCTAGTACTTTCTTATAAGTTCTTCGTCTTCAATTTCACCTTCATATGTTTCGTTCCAACTTGTGAAAGTGTCTCCGTCTTGTGCATAAAACTCCGGATCACTAGGAGAATATATTTCACCTTCCTCTAGTAGATCTTTATTTATATGCAATGTGCATTGGCGCCATAGATGTACTAGATCTCTAGTACGTTTCTCATTTTGTTCGTAAGATGTTCTTTTAGGGGCGTTACCGTTGAATCTGTCTTTCACAAATTTTACAACCGCTTGATTGATCCAGTATAGAGAATCATCAGTCATCGGTTTTTCTATTGTTGCGTCAATCTTGTTTATCTCAAGCTCAAATGACGCTAATATATCAACGCACCTCATTCTTCGTCATCTTCGTCTTTCTTACTGCGCGATGGGTTATTTCGTTGCTACTGCTCTTTCAGCATCTGCTTTCTTCTTGCCTCAGCTCCAGCTGCATACTGAACATACAGATCAACTGCACCACTTACAAGCTCTTCAAAAGCGTCAATAGGCAACTCACAAGCAACGGATGTCATAAGACTAAACTTAGCTGGCTGCTTGTAGTATGTAACCTTTACACCCTCAGGAGTAGTATATTGATCATACAATACTGTGAGCGTTGGGTATTTCTCAGTGTCGTCTACATATACGTCTTCAAATTCTGTAGCTTTTTTAAAACCATCTGTGAATGGAGTAATTGCTGCTGCAGGATATCTTAGAATGCGTAGACTATCATAAGGAGTTTCTACGATCTTCCAGATATCAGACTGAGAAACAAGCTGGTTTGGTATTACACGAATTTTATTAAATCCTTCAGTATTACTGCCTTTAAAGTTGTATGTAGATGATACTTGTGATACACTTCTTACATACATGTAATAGTTTGCAGGGAGTTTGTACACAACAGATCTTGCTGTATCTACAATACTAACGCCGTTCTCATCCTGTATACTTGTTGTATAATCCTGAGCATCGACGCCATGATCATCAATCTTTATTTCTACAGTGGTCAGCATTGCCTGCAATACACTTTCTATATGAGCAGAAAGCTTAGAACCAGAAACGACATTGTCTAGATTTCTATAGATATCATGAATATATCTATCCTGATACTAGTTCAAAAAAGAATATATTGTTTCTGTGTCAAGCTTCTCAAGGAACTGCTTCTCTGGTATCATGGTTTGAACTCTGCGTTCGAATTCCATGCCTAATCTTCTAGTATCTTCTAATGTCATGCCTCAAGTCCTCTTGTATTAAGTTTAGCATTAAGTCTGCTAGATTCTACATTCTCTAATGCGAATGTTACAGCGAGACTTATTAGTTCTTCCGCCATAGTACTATTGCACTCAAACTTATAGTCGTCTTCTGAAACAGTATATGTAGTAGGTAGTGTATCATTAACATCAGCACTCTCTCCCTCAGAGAAATCAAAATAAGATGCAAATCCATTTGCGTACTTCTTCGGAGTAGTAAGATCTTTTACAAATGTGTTTGGCTTTTTTATATATGTAACATTTATCTCATTGCCACCTGTAAGTCTAGGTGAGCAAAGAGGATCATATACAACATACATATTACCATTCTCTATATAACAAACAGGTTCCTTAATCCACGGCATATTATATGCGGTACTAAAGAAACTCTTTGCTATCTCGTGATTTACTAACTTTATTGGAAGTACTCTGCTTGTAACATCGTCCGCTGGATTTACTGGTCCTACATATGATGTATACGGAGTATCTGTGTTTAATGTAATTTTTAATTGTCCTTGTAAAAAATACAAAAGATCTTCAGGTAAAATAGCAGCTTTACTATTGTCAGCTGGACATTTTATAGTACCATCTATATTAATATCTTTATTTGTTACGAGGGCATTGATGTCTGCTATAGATTTAATATCTGATTCAAACGAAGCGCGTCTAACGTTGTTTCCTGTAACCTTCTGAGCAATCAGTGCGTTGTATGCTTTGTCTAAGACGGTAGCAACTTCATATTCGGTCAACGATGGATATGACGAAGTAACATTTGCCTTGTCATATTCTATCATGAATTTAGTATATATGTCTTTATGCGTCATATCTCATGGTTTGATCATTCGATCATTTATTATTTGTCTCGTTTATGATTGTAAGCTTCAAGTCTTGATTCTTCTTACTATCAAGGTAAGCAATGGCATCCTGAAGACTATCTGCGAACATGTCAGTACCGTAGAAGTAATGTGTCTTATCCTTACGAATTACACCCTTAGCAATAGCTTGCTCAAGCAGGAACTCTGTATCTTTAGCCTTATTGTTAACCCACTTGTCAAAGAACTTCTTAGGATTCTTATCAACCATGTTAAACAATGTAGACTCTACAAGCTCATTAGACATACGATCTGCAGACATACCGAAGAGTCTAAGACACTGACGCATCTGGTCGAGTGACAGACTATCGAATTCCTTGATAGCATCTCTACGAAGCTTGTTCTGCTTGTTCTGTTCAATTGCCTCAGCCTCACGATTAATCAGCAGGTAATCCTTACCAGCATCCAGCTTGTCAAGCGATGTAGCCACTCTCTTGTGACCACTAAGGAACTTAATCATCATAGCCTGACGGGGGATAGAATCGTCGAGGAGCATTGTACGTGCACCAACTTTTACACAGAAGGTTGTCCAGAAGTCAGATGTCTTAGCCAAATGACCTTCCTCATAACCTAAAGCTTTCTCAAAATATTTCTCATCTTCTGGGGTGAGACCCGTATAAATCGACCCGGAGCGTGTGAAGTAAGGAGCAATGTAATCAAAACAGTTACGATACTTAATAAAGTTTCCCCAGGGATTCTTCTTCTTGATTTTTAATTCAACTACCATAATTTACATTAGTTGTTGAGTATCGAACAGGGGGCCTTATGACCCCCGTCGAATACTTATATGTTTATTTAATATTACGCACCTACAGTGAAGATACCGTCATTAGAAATTTCAGTGTCCTCAGCGTCGCAGTACAGGATACCGCAAGACAGTGGGTTACGAACCATAATACCAACCTCACCGAGGAAGTGTACCTGGTAACCATCACGGCTGTTAGAACGCAGTGTGTTGATGCTGTTAGCATAACCGTTAGGAGCTACAGAACCACCAGTGTACCACTGAACGAACTCACGACCCTTACGACATACCTTAACGATGTTAGCCTGACCGTCGAAGTTGCTGATGTTTACGAACAAGAATGTGTAAGACATCAGTGGCTTACCTGTCAATGGGTGCAGCTGACGGAACAGCTCCATGTTGTCGAACATAGGACAACGCTTCAGTGACAGTGTGATACCGTTAGTCATGTTGTAAGTAGTGAACTGACCACCGAGAGTCAGGTTCTGACC